GGTGGTGGTGGAGGAGGATTTGGAATCGTTCCTCTAATATCAATCGTAGAAAGATTGGTAATAGTTGTAGTTTCAAGAGTAGTAATTCTAATATCAGTTTGAACCACTCTTGTTGTACCAGTCGCAGTATAGCGGCCGGTTGCATGAGAGATTAAAGTAGATCCTGGTGCTGGGTTAGCATTAATTTGACTAGAAGTTAATCTAAAGTCTCTATTGCCAGATCTAACTCTAACTTGTGGTGTAGGTGTCTGATTGGGGTCTCTTAAGAAGATGGAACCAATAAGGTCACCAAAGTCATCAGATACAAGCCTTACACCTGCTACAGTCGCTTGAGCGCCGCTTGTAAGACCTCTCATTACCATTCCGGTAGGAGCAAATCCAAAGAAGGCACCTTGTGCCTGAGCAGCTAGTGAAGTAGTATCAATGTTTAATACAGTTGATGCTTGAGAATATCCGTTTGGAAGAGTGGATTGAGGGTTGTATGGGTTGACCGTGAATGTCTCTGTAGGAGCACTAAATGGTCCCTTTTTATGGTTTGGAGCAGCTAATCTAAATTCAAAAATAGTAGCACCAATAGTTCCACGAATTGTTTCTCCAATTTGGAAAGAACCAGAAACGCTATTTATTTCCAACAACTTAGGAATAATATCAACTCCACCCTGATTATCAAAGAAGGGATAGAAATTAGTAAATGGTTTTAAACCAATAGCAGTGAATTCAATATTTCTGGAACGACAGAACGGATCGAAAGTTTCTTCTGCAATAAAGGTGTTCTCAGATCTAATGTCATCTCTCTGTACAGTTCTGCCAACTTCTCTAGTTGATACCGAAGCAGAACCACCAAGAGCACCACCTCTAGTCAAACTAAAGTTTGCAGCAACTTGATTATTGAATACTGTAATACCAATAGTATTACGAATAGTATTCTGAGTTTCTCTAGTGTTAATCCAGTTATCTAATGAGGGATTGAGCTTTAGTTCACCAGTATATGCAACAACATGGAATGGGTTGATGTTATTGACTTTAGTTGCAAACTCTTGCTTAATGTATTCTTTTTCGTCGTACTTAAGTGATAGTAAATTACCTGTTTTTTGGGTATTTCCATCATCTAATAGTAAGAAATTAGAGCTAAAGTCGATCTGAGATACTGGAATATCCGACTTAGGGGCAACTTGAAGTGCCGAGGAATCAAATTCTCTGAGTGGTCTTAACTCACCAAGATCTCTATCAATCTCACATGGTGAGCTTGGATGCATGAAATCAAAGGTCTTAAAGTTATCAACAAAGAAACCAGACTTAAATCTAGTAAGACCCTGAGCATCTCTAATTTGTAGAGACTCAGCACTCTTCTCTAATAAATTAAGACTAGTGACAACTTCTAGATTTTCTACTCTGTCGGCAAGATCACCAATATCTCTCATCGTATAACGACGATTATCTTTGAGATAAACTCTTGCTTCTTCAGTATCTCTAAGGTATGCGGGTAGAAGGACTGTTCCTACTTCCATTCCTTTACCAGATACTACTGGGGGAATTGGTTGTCTAGCCGGTTTGCCTTTAATAAGATCGAAGTTGCCATCTTGAAGTAATACTAGTTTGTCAATTCTAGGAAGATAGAAGTCATAGTCAAAAGTCATTGACTCGTTAGGAGTCAAGATTCTATCTGGTTTCCCTACAAAATCTCTAGATGTATAGAAGAAAGGAGACTCTGATGCTGAAGCTGGATTATATGATGCAACTCTAGGTCTAAAATCTAGAACATCATGGGCTTCAATGCGAGAAGGTCCAATTTGGGGAATATCTTTTTTATATCTTTCTTCATCATAACTATTAACTGTGAATACATCTCCAGTGTCTCCACTAGGAACATCATATCTGTTGTAAATAATAGTAAGTTGTCTATGGGGAATATATGCTCCTCTATTTCTTACGACTCTAGAGTAATCGTAATATTGATTTCTTTGCCCCTTGTCTAGCAAGTAGCTAGAAGTGATATCTCTATATTTTCCAGGAGCAATTCCTTGCAGAACAGCTGTAGTATTTGACTCCTCAAAATTTAAAGGTTCTAATGTTGCAAATCTATCTCTAGTCAGATATACAACACTGATTTGATTATTACCAGCATCAATAGAAATTACCTTCGCAATTGCAGTACTTACAGTGCCAAAGATATTTTCCCCGATAATAGCACTAGTAAACACATCATCAGTAGATGTGAAATTTAATTTATCTAAAATAGGAGCAGATGTATCTAATGATTCATAGATAGCAACAATATCAATGGCATCTGGTTCATTGAGAGAAATATCTCTATCTTGAACTCTCAATCCATAAAGCTCACTGTGATTAAGTCCATCATTAATACTCGTAGATGGATCAGTTCCAGATCTTCTATTGGTTGATCTAGTTACCGATACTTGCTGACACCGTTTAAATTCTTTTACTTTATTTTTAATATTTGATTTAATAACAGTTACATTAACTGTCATTCCAGTTTGTGAAGCATTGAGTCCAGTAATTGTAAGTTGTGTTGGACTTACTGTTACTTGATCTTCTTCAATTACAGCAATAGTTCCATTGGAATATTGTGCTTGATATCTCTCTTCATCAAAAGATGCAAATGATGCATCATCAAGATTTACAGAAGCAATAGGAAGAACTAATTGACCAAGCGAATTTGTAGATTCATTCTGAACCTGTGCAGAAAGCAATAATGAAGATCCAGTAAAATCAACATTAGAAATATTGAGATCTGGTAGAACAGTAATTAAAGATGCATTTTCATCGCTACTATCTTGAGATCCAAGTGAAATTTCACCAACATACCCATTAACACCACCGTCAAACAAATTTGCAACTGTTGTCATAGCCCCAACAGTCATTGACTGAAGATCTGCAGCAATTGAAGTTACAACATTTTGAAACTGGGTCTGTGTGCCACTCTTAGTATCGCTATACCTAATAATATCACCAGGTTTGAATCTTTGGAAACTATCGATTCTAGGAGCAGTTACTGTTGCCCCAGCGCCAGATACTGCAATGGTTACCTGACCAGTTCCCAATCTAGGAGGGATTCTATTATTCAGTTTTTTGTTAGCTGCAAAACTACTACCACTTTGAGCAAACGAGAAAACATCGTTGATACCATAACTAGTGACGGACTCAATAGTTCTAGGAAGGTCTTCAGAACCATTAATTAAAATTGGTTCGCCTACTCTAAAAGAACCAGATGTTTGGGTAACTTGGATTGAACTAGAACCAGCACCTGCAGCAACTGCAAATGCATTAGCCCCACTTTCTTTACCAACAATAAATGCCGATTTAATTAGTTCTGTGGCGCTTACATTATCACTGAGTTTTAAGTTCGTATATGTTTGAACATCGTACAAATACAGATTAAATTCTGTAGATGCGTCTTCATACTTCTGATCTCTTAATCCAAAATTGTATACCTTAGCATCACCAATTTTATTAGAAGTTCCTGCCACAAGTCTTGTGGAACTCTCAAATGGACCACTAAACAGATCAATTCTGTTGGTAAAAGTTGTAATACCAGTTGTATTATTTACAATAAATTTATTTCCCATCTCAAATGGGAATGATTTGCCTTTTACTTCTTCAGTTTCTCTAGGCTTGAAGAAATCAAGTACCGTAGGACCATCAGTTGATACATCATATCCGTTAACATATGCCTTACCAGCACTAATTTTTAAGCATGCAAGATCTTCATCTGGCGTGTTGCCATCAAAAGTAGATTGATTTGAAAAATAGACTCCATCATTACCCTGTCTATCGTTAAGACATTCGGTAACATTTAATAAGAATTTGTTAACTGTATAATTACCAGACTCGTCAAAAGTTCTTCTTGCAAGGTAATCTCTAATTTTTGAATATTCTGTCTCTTTCTTAATAACTAAAACTTCACCATTATTGACACGAACGATCTCTACAAAATCTGTATCGTTAAAGTCTGATAGAGTTTTCTTACTAAGAACTAAACTAATTTTTAATCTATCAGCTCCCGGAGCAGCAAAGTTAGAAAATCCCTTTGCATTATCATAAAGAGATTCATCTCCTTTTGCGGATACAGATGTTTCTACTACTTTAAGACCAACTCTAAACGAAGGTTGAGAGCTATACTGATCCAGGATAATAGTCTGCTTTTCTACCCGTACAAAATTACCCCTAATAAAGAAAATACCTTCATCAATAGAAACTGAAGATCCAATAGTACATGAATTTAAATCAGTTGTAGATGCAAAAGTACCACCAATATTGATTGTAGTGTTACCATATGTAAAAGATTCTTCTGTGACTAGAATTTCAGAATCATTAAAGAAATTAAAATCTCCAGTAAGTGAAGAGTTAATATACTTTACAAAAAAAGTGTCGTAATCATTATCAGACTCAGAAGCACTGATAAAATTGATTACTTTTGCAGTAACGCCAGTGGTTTGACCTTTGACAATCTTACCAATTACTTTACTAGCATAAACCCCAATATCAACACCCAAATGGGTTGGATTGACCTGGACAGCATAATATTGCCCATCAAAAGTTACGGATCCTGGTATAACAATGGATCCTTCTTTGAAGATATGACTACCAAATTTTTCTACTTGATTTTGTAGAATAGATTGTAGGGTAGAGAGCTCTCTAGCCTGTACTGGAAATCCTGGCTTAAATAAGACCCGATGATAACCCTTTTTAGGATCAAAATCATCGTAATATGGACTTACATTGAGGTTAGTCTGTTGTGGCATCTTCTTAGAATTCTAAAACGATTTTGATGTCTTCTTTTTGACGCTCATTCCTTGTAATAGATGGCCTATTATCAAGGTAAAGTATCTCACCAGTCCTTTTATTTATTTCCTCTGGGGCAAGACCATTTGTAAACTGTACTCCTAGGTCAACAACCTTACCAGATGGTGTAGTTGTCGAGATGCCAGTAAACCCAGAATCGATGTTCACGCTGAAACCATTTGGACCAGTAACAGCGTTTCCTGTGGCGCTAAATGCGATAACCTTAGCATCACCACCAACACCAAGACTATCTGTAGAATCATAAAGTGATGGATTCAAATACAGATTTCTATCTTGGAAATACTTAATTACTTTTGTGCTGGTATCATATGATGCGACATAAGCTTTTGCAGTTCCAACTCCAGAAATGTTCTGTGTAATTTTAGAACCAATTGCAAGAGTTTGAACAGTGTTACCAGTAAATTTAAGTGATTTGGTAGACGAAAACTCGGAAGTATTAATAATTGCTGTAGATCCAGCTCCGGCAGTTATTGGGTTCTTAATTACCCCAAGTTGTGCAAATGTAGTATCAGAAATAAAGTCATAAGAGGAACTATCAAATCTAGAGTAGATCAGAACTTTATCTGTTCCCAATTCTTTGTATAGGTCAAACCCATGTCCTCTTGATGGGGGAATAATGGGAGTGAGTTTAGCAAATTTTGTAGATCCACTATTGATTGAAGAAAGATTAACTCTTCCAAAACTATACCCCTGGCCACCAGTAGTTACGACTGCAGAAATAATTTGACCATTTGTATTTGTTTGAACTCTGACTTTACCTCCAGTTCCATCTCCTAGAATATCTAATTCTACTGGAGATGATAGGAACGAATAACCTTCTCCTTGCTCGTCAATCGATACAACTTTAATTTGGTTATTATTTAAAGATGAATCTCCATTATCTCTAACAACCTTAACTTCATTATCAGTAGAAGTGTTCCATTCGTTAGGAACAGCTACATATTCGGTTGAGTCGAACTTAACGATATCTGCGGGAGGAACAGTAAACAGGTACTTCCACAGATAACCGTCACCACTCGTCCCAGCTGCGGATGGTTCCAAGTCAGTAAATGTTGGTTCATCTAGAGAAGCATTTGCTGAAGATGTAATTCCAGCAGATCCATTATTAATACAAATAAAGACTCTAAAGTCTTTATTCATAATATAATAGTTTGCAGAGTAGAGTCTACTAGAGTTTGATACTAATGATCTATTATTAGTATCATAATCGTGGCGATACATATCATAAGATGTACCTTTTGTCCATTGAACTTTACGAATCAATCTTCGTACATCACCAGGCAATACTTTTCTTCCGAAAAGCATCGTATCATATACATGATTGATATAGCTAATATTATCAATTGGTGACGGTGGTTGAATTGTAGTGCTGTTCCAGGTACTAGTTCTTCCATAACCCGCGATAGTCGGGTTTGCAAGACTCAGAAAGGTAAAATATGAATTAGTACCGTCAAGTATAGAGTCTACAAAGTTATTCGCATTAATGACCCTGAACTGGTCGGTGATAATGGCTGCCATTATTATGAACGGGCGGAAGGTCTAACTTTTTTGTATTTATAATAGCTTCGGCAACCCGCCGGTTCCTCTTAGTCCAGTACCACGCCTTTGAACAATGGGGTAGTTTGTTAGTTCAGGGTCAAATGTGATACCTTTGATGTTTGCATAAACTGGATTTCCTTCATCTCTGGTCACAGCACTAAATTTGCCCCATGTAAATTCGCAATAAGGTCCAGATGTAGAACCAACCCCTACAAAATCTCTAGTATCTGTGTAAGAAGCAATATTGCAGGTAAGAACACCCACCCGACCACCGTTTCTTGTAGATACTGCATGTACATAATAAATGTTATCACCGTTGAATGTACTGATACCGACAATATCAGTATCATGAGTATCAATAGATGTAACAGCAGCACCTGTTGTGTTAATTCCAGATCCGTACAACTTAATAGGTTGACCAGCTAGTAATCCAGCAGTGCTATTGCCATCATTTACATATTCTTGAGCATCAAATAGAATCTTAAGAGCCAAGTCAGTACCAATGCCAGGACAAGTACTAATACCAGTTACAACACCAACAAATCCTTGGACATTTGCAACTAAAGGTTCGATACCAGTAATATTTTCATAATTAATACCGTAAACGGCAGTTGTTCCAAATCCAACTGATGCAATATATGCAAGACTAAACGATCCTGTTAATCCATCATCAGTATCTCTGAATAGCGCAGTAGAATCAGTGTATATAAACGAATCAGTCGTACTTACAACACCAATCACACTTGCAATCGGTGCAATCTGTGCCTCAATAGAATCTCTAGCCTTCGATACTAAAGATCCATCAATTACAATATCTTTTTTCTGCTTGATCCAATCCATTGGTTTGTAGTTATCATTACTAATACCTACACCCTGATAGAACGCAGTTTCTACTGTAGCGGCACTATCAATCCTCTTTACAATTCTATTGGCACTCTGAGCAAGATTTGCTGTACTTTTATCGACCTGATTTAACTCAATCTGGCTACTCTTTCTCAGTCTGAGATTATCACCAACCTTAATAACTTCATTTACATCGAATAAGAAGCTATCTTGTCCGATTGTTCCTCTATAGAAGAAAATAACGACATTATCTTCAGAAGTAGGAGCACTTGTAAATTCAATAACAGAACCGCCATCAAAAGTATAGTTGATATTTGGTTCTTGAATAACACCATTAATAAAGATCAAAAGAACTGCAGAAAGATCAATTTCTTTAGAATCTCGATCTCCTCTATCAATCTCAAAACTGACAAGTGAACTTTGATAGTAAAGAAGGAATCTCTTCTGATTACCATCTTGGAATGGTTTGATATTATCAAGATAATCAATGTTACCAAACTGCCAAGAAGCAACCTGATCAGTAAATACATCAACAACTTCTAGCTCAAACTGACTAAACTTATCGCCAGCAAAAGGATCGGTAGAAAGACCAGTTACGGTGAACTTATCACCGCGTTTGAATCCATATCCTTTCTTACTAAATTCAAATTCAGATACTTCAAATAATGTTGATCCAATTCCAGTTGCTGTACTCACTCCTGCGATTTGAATAGTGACGGAACAACCAACACCGGTTAAAGTTGTATTTCCAAGTCCAATTCTAGAAACACCAACAATCGGGAGATTTTCTCCATTGGGTTCTGGAGTAATGACAAGATCATTTTCCGTATAGTTTGTACCTGGTCCAGTAACACTGAACACCAAAGATCCACCAGCACCTACAACAGCAGTAACAGTAGCTCCTGTACCTGTGGATGTAGTNACAGCAATGCCAATAGTACCAAGGTTGGTATTATATCCAGATCCAAAAGTAAGTGGGAAGAACTGTGCAGCAGTACCACCACTCACATAAGTGTGTGGGATTGTAGACGGACCAACTTGAACTTTGAATTGAGTAGCAGAAATAATACCAGCAACAGAGAATGGATCATTATGCTCTGGGAAAATAGTAGTCGTAACGCCAGCATGAGCTGCACCACAAGTAAATGCAATGCCAGTCAGTTTTACTTGATCTTCGATGAGAAGACCATGGTTCGCTGAAGTAGTAACGGTCATGATGCCCGTTCTCTTATCATAAACAGCGTTACTAAGAGATACAGAAGGACCTGTGGTGGAGATCCCGACAATATTAGTGATAGTACCACCAGCACCGACATCAAGACGGACGGAAGCTCCTCTAAACGGTGCGTAACCTAATCCAGGAGTAGACGCGACAGAAACAATAACACCACCTCTAGGAAGTTGATTCTGGTTGATATCATCTTCGTCAATAATTAAATCGGTAAATCCAACTGATGTGATACCACTAAATTGAACACTAGCAGCTGTAGAAACGGGATCTTCAATAATTTTAAAGTTAGAAACTCCTTCGTTATTTTCTCCAAATGGTGCTTGGAAAATACCGTTAATAAACAGAACGCCATTACCACCAGTAGAACCAATACCAGTTACAGCAGCGCCAGTAGCAGTTAGTGGGAAGGTATTTTCAAGTCCATCAAACTTGTCCGAGAAATCATCAAATAGTTCATTAGTTCTGTAATCATTTCTTAAATAAGTTCTGCCACCAAAAGATGCTCTAGGATATGGTAAGTTTTGTGGATTAATGATTCCTAAGTCACCACCAAGAGGAGCTTCTGTAAAGTGGATTTGACTATTGAGGATTTGGAAAGAACCTCTATGAATTCTTGCTACACTGCCTGCAGCATGGACAGTTTTAGCTGATCCAACTGCTCCTCTTTCAACTTCAACAATACTCCAAGTACCAATACCTGTAATAGGTCCGGTAGAGGTTGTTGCAAAACCAACAGTTCTTACAATAGAATATTCATCATCAATTTTTAATAGATCTCCTGAAGTAACAGTGCTAAGTCCACTGAGAGCAAAAGAAGTAACAATACCGTTCACCGCAACATCAAGATCATAAATGATTTGAGTGTATGAGATTGGTTTTTGAACAATTCCGTTGAGAGCGATGACAGTTTTTTCATCTCTCTTATCCATCGTAAATCTATGCTTGTTTCCAGCAGAAGTTCCAGGCTGGAAAGTTACTGCAATACCAGTTATTGCATCGGTATTATTAGTGGCGATAAAGAACTGATCGTTGTTATTCTTAATAACAAAAACTGTAGATGGAAGTGATGTATGACCATATCCAGTAACATATTGTAGAGCACTAGCGGCAATACCAATAATATTAGAGTCTGGCTCATATGTGACTGGTTCTGCATTTGAGAAGAAATGCTTGAAACTGATGAGACCTGTTCCAAAATCAATTTGAGCTGGATTTTGTGGGTTTAGATCTCGTTCATAAATTGGTGTTCCCTCGTACCTAAGATCAAAGGTTCTAATGTTTCTATTATTAATACCCAAGTAAGTATTTTGAATAACATTTTCAAATACATTACCGTAGTCAAATGAACCAATACCGGCAAGTGTTCCATTTGGATCAGGATCTTTATACAAGACTTCATTATAAGAATAAATGCTAACCATTCCAGATACACCTGCATCTGGATAGAATTCTAGATTTACATTACCGCCGCTGAATTCTGCTCCAAATGTACCAATACCAGTAGTTGTACCAATAGCTGCGATTGGTTGTTGTGAAATATAAGTATCTGCTTTTTCTGGATCAGACAGAACATAGATTTGATGTAGTGTCTGAGTTGATCCATAGGAAACATGTACGGTCGATTTGAATGATAGGTTAGTAAAGCTAGTAACACCAACTACAGTAGAAATTCCAGTGGTAGCAGATGCACCAACGACAACTCTAGCTGTTCTCTCGGTTCCTTCAGGAGTAAATTTAAGATTGAGATGTCTTACACTAGTTGTACCAAGTCCGACATTCTCAAAGGAAACAAATTTAGTTCTAACTGCAAGACTGGAACTCTCACTATGAATATAGTTAATTTTAACAACTCCACTTTCAATAGAAGAAGTGAATGTTCCCAAGAATTGTGGAGAAGAAAGTCCACCAAGACTTTGACGAGTATTGAATGATGCCAACTCTGTCAAGTAAGTATCTGTACCATCATGTTGAAGAGCTAGTTCAACATAATCAATTTGTTTCTTGTCAGTGTCTACAACAACAAAATGACCAACGCCGCCAACAAATGTAGTGGTACTAAATCCAATAACTTCCGTAGTAGTCGCAGATCCTACAAGAACATTAGAAGATGAGTTTACAGCATTGCCAGTACCAGTAGATCCGATACCTATATCAGCAGAAAAACCTTGCTGGAATGTTTTAATATCGTAATTGGTATCAAAAGTTTCATAAGGCTTGATTCTTATTTCGGTAAGATTATCGTCAGCATTGTAGAACGCGAAGAATTCTGCATATCCAGTTGAAAGTCCAATATTATTTTTATTGTTAACATGCGACTTTTGTAGGAGATAAGTATCACCTTCAATTACAACTAAGATAACCTCATTTAATTGATATTGATTATTGAGAGGATTTTCTGCAAAATGAGTTGTCTGAATGAGATATCTAGAGAAGTTTCTACCAGCAACAACCCCTGCAATAGTTCTATCGTCACTTAAATCATTAGATTCGTTACTAACAAAATTTGAACTGATATCATCATGAATAAGGACTCTATTAGTCTTATTGAGAATATAATCCGCAAGTCTGGTTGATTTAAGCTCTAGGAACTTAGATACATTGTTATTAGCATTAACATCTCTAGAAAGATCAAAGTTATAAATCGCATCAACTCTTAGTGGTTCATTAATAAAATCAAGAACAAATCCACCAGCATCATCAGCAGGTTGTATTGTCCCACCAGCATCACCGATCGATAAAATTTGAGTATTTGCAAAGTTCTTCATCCCAGCTGGATGAACAATATCATTTACATAAGTAATAATTTCATCAAATGTCTTATCACTTTCGATAGCATACGACATATTCTGATAGTAGTCATTATCAGGTAAGAATTGATTACTATCACCAATCAGACCAATATTATCAGACCACCCAACATTAGTATCAATAGTGGAATCAATATTATAATACCCATCAAATATAGTTACTGTATCAACTTCTGCGCTATCACCACTATTAGTGCCTACAAGTAAATCATCTGGTTCTATAGGTCTGGAACCTTCTACGACCATAATTCCAGTGTTGACATCGATGGATCTTAAAATTAGATCAGTTTCATTATCATTGTTTCTTCTCAGAGGTTCATTTTTGGAAAATGGTGAGAAAGCTTTAGTTACTGTAAACTGTGCAAGATTACCTGCTTTGACAATTTGACCAAAACCCGGAACAACAGTGGCTCCAGTACCAACATTTGTCGTTAGACCAATATACTTAAATGATACTTCTCGTGGATTTACGGCACTGTTGTAGTTATCAATGAGAAAATTAGTGAATAGGTAGTCACCCGAGTTAAATCCATCCCCATCATTGTTGAAATTAATTCCCTCAAGATATACTTCTTCTCCAGTAACAAAAGGTTCTACAACATATCCAAGAATTGGAGTTGTAATTTTACAAGTAACAACACCCACATCAGAGAAAGCTTCAATAATGGAAATGCCATTACTGTTCCTTAGTGGGGCAACACCATAAGAATTTGCACTCAAACCTCTAGGTTGAACAACAACCTCAGCACTGTTTACAGCTGAGTCACTAAGATCGCAAGTAATCAGACCGTTATTGATAATTTCTCCAGTAGTTTTGTCGTAAAGGACAAGAGAAGGTGCATTCAAGTAAGATTTGCCACCAAAACTAACGCTTACATCAATTACTCTATTTGCATTTTTAACCTTTACGGTTCTAGGCAAGAAAGCATCTGGCTTTAGAGTATTATCTGAAGGATATCCAAAAACATCAGTAGGAACTGTTACATTCTTCAATAGATTGATAGAAGGACCATTNAGANTAAGACTTGCGCTAATTCCACTATTCCCGATAGATGTAATTGCGGGGAGTCTATCGTANCCAAATCCATTATTAATTANGCGAACTTTTGCAATTCCNCCAGTTGCTCCGATAGATGTTGTAGTNTAGTAAAGTTCTTTACAATCTTNAGCAGAGTATTTTACTTGTTCTGCTTCACGACCAAGAATTGCAGTAAAAGTGGTTGACCCTATACCAGTAACCTTATATGATCCATTGTATACACTATCGACAAAACTAATTTTAGTATATCCAACAACCTCAGTATCAGAGGTTGACATATATCCACCTTTTTCAAATCCATAATATAGTTCAGTTTTAATATCATTATTATAATTAACTGTCAATCTAGCCATATCTGCTGACACTGTTGTCCCCAAACCAACAGTGTTGACTCCAACAACTTCTAAATTTAAAGTAGATCCTGTCCCAACAAATTCATTGAAGAAGTTGCTGTCATAAAAAATCTTTAATCTACCACCAAGTAAAGATGGATCATTCAAATTAAATACTACATTATTATTTTTAGTTACTTTGATTGGTGGATTAATTGCATTAATCGTTTGTCCAGTAGACCCAACACCAGTTACACTAACAATTTCGGGAGGATCAAGAAATAGTTGGGATTTAGAATCTGATAATTGGAAATTATCATTATCAATTTTTAAGACAAAATATGTTCTTTGGTACAATCTGTCAGGAAGACTGCTTTCGTCACCAAAAGGACCATAAGCTAGAACTTTAAATCCAGTCTCAAATCCATGATCATTAGATGTAAAGATATTAGTAACTGTATTGATTCCAGTTGGGGCAACTTCTACAGGATTTAAAACTAAATTTCCATCTAAAAGTTTTACTGTAACATCTTCGGACTGTCCAATACCAGTCGTAATTCCAGGTCTTACTACAAGAGATATGTTGTCATTAATTTGTAAGTCATGATTATCTGATGTTTCTACAGTTAATTCACTTCTTTCAATATCAGATATTTGTTGTGTGTAATTGGTTTGGAAATAATAGTTTGAGATATCGTCTCCAGTCGTCGTAAAGAACAGCTCAGAACCATCGGGAGAGGTTTTAAGACCAATTGTGTTGTTAGTCTTGCGAACTACATAAAGACTTCCTGGAAGGGCACTGGGTGCAATGTATGGACTGATCGAAGCAGTTGCATTAATAGCAGCGTTTCCATTTACATCAAAGGTGACTAAATCATTGGTTTTTAGATCATGCCCCTCAATAAAGATGGACTGAGAAAGAATTGATCTTGTTTTAGTTACTCCATTTAATGAAACATTAACGGATGTTGAGAAACCTACGGTAGTACCAACGCCAACTGATTCTTTTGGATTAAAGTAATATAAATCTTGGAATTTGGAATCAATAGGGGTTGTTTCTGAAAGTGGTAGGGTAAAAATACTTGTAAAATAAGTAACAGCTGCTCCAACAGAAGCTGTAGCAAATCCAGCGTATCTTTCTACTCTAACAATTTTTTCAGATGGGAATGCATTCAAAATACGAACAGTTTCTGTTCCGATACCAATAGAATCTCCGGCAGAAACATTCGGAGGAACAAGGCTAACCTTTAAGTCCGTAATGATACCAGTGTACCCGTCTTGATCTAGAGTTGCTCTATATGATTGTACTGAAATTTTATGGTAAGACTCAATCCCCTTAACATAAGTGGAAGCAGCACTAACTCTAACAGTATGATTGTCACTAAACTCATGATATGGAGAAACTTTAAATATTGCTTTTTCCCTATCTACCCTAAACGGTACATTTAAGAACGATGCTGTACTGCTGCTTACTTGAGTTACATTAGATCCATAAATTTTACTAACTTCCGCAGATACACCACCTCCAGATGTTGAAGTCTCGTCAAAAACAACAGTGTCATTTACACTATAACCAGATCCTCTAAAATCGACATCTATACTCGTAATCGAACCTAGTCCAAGATTGTCTGGAATAGACTCTTGATTGTTTGATTTATAGGGTTGGAAAACATAATCGTATGACTTACCATCACCAAACATGTTATATGGGAAGGTATTTCTAACTAATTTTGAAGCTTCAAAATCAAAATTAGTTTGATCAATTACCAAACCTCTAACGGTGTTTTCTGGAATTGCAAAACTACGGAAAGTATCTCCAATAAAATATGGAAATACTGGCTTATTATTAATATCTACGGTTGCAAAATAAGCATAAACTCCCAGAGGAAAATCTGGAGTTTTTGTAAACTTGCCATTATGCTCATCTAAACTACCGGATCCAACATAAGAATAATCCGCAACTAGAGATCCATATGGAAAATCTGATATTGGAGGTCTGTTTGTAATATTATTTGGACCAATAGCATAACTAGATTCTTGTCTTTGAACATCGGACTGAATATTGTCTGGATCCTTCAATCCAAATGGACCATAAATTGGATTTCCATCATATGCCCACCCAATAATAGGAGAATGGTTGGAACCATCATCTTCAAAGTAATTTCTAATAGAATTTCCATACCCAATATAATTTACAGCAACACCTCCTGAGAAAGGAGCAAGATAGTCTAATTCAGTATCATTAAGTCCAAATGCTTTATTAATTATCAAAGGTCTCAATTCGGCTTCAAGTCTTAAACTTGAACCTGGATTAATGATATTGATAGTTGTTGTGGAAGCAGCATAACCAACTCCACCAGAAATAACTTTCACTTCAGTAATAGACCCATTTTCTACTACTGATCTGAGAATAGCTCCATTTGCTTCTGTACTAGCACTAGAAACTAGAATATCTGGAGGACCAGCATATCCAGATCCTCCAGATTGAACAAATGCTGAAATAATTCTTCCGTTAGAAAAAATAAGTCCAACTTGACCCAATACTCCGCTCTCAACTGAAATAGTTGGTGGGTTCTTAAAATCAACGGTAGTAGATCCATAATTAGACCCTTTGGAATACAAAGGAGCATCAATTACTTTACCCCTAACAATTGGAGTTGCTACAAGATCTTGTTCCTTCTGATCTTCCGTTAATACTTTTACACTACATTCAATTTTGGGGTAAGTAAATTTTTGATATCCAGATCCTGTAGAATCCAAGAAAGTATGAATCTTTTTACTATAATTAAACCCAGATACTTTCTTGTCACCTTTATTGCCAACTTCTGCTAATCTAAATGCATCGGGACTAAGCTTCAATACTTGATATTGTTTAGTAGAACTAAGTCCAGTAACACCAGTAGTATCATATGAATAGTTTACAACATCCCCTTCATTAAATCCATGTCCTTCACTATAAACATAATCCCTAAAAGTATTAATACCAGCTGGCGTAACTAAAATATGTCTACTAGCATATCCACTACCAGAATTTTCTACACTGATTCTACCAATAGTGGTTTTCTTCTCAAAGGTTCTAAAAATATGTTGACCACTATTAGTGGAGGCTGCATTTTCGGAAATGGATACTGTATTGATACCAAGAACAGAATCAGATTTTGAATAATGCAAATAAATTGATTTGTCACCTGAAGATCTCACATAGTAATCTTGACCACTCATCAAGGTCAATTCTTCGTTTGATGCTCCAGTAGTTGCAATACCTAAATTTGAATTTCCGTTATTGTTGTAGATGATTCTACTGCCGGATACTAGGTTGTGGTTTGATGTGAAAGTAAACCTATCATTTACTGCCTCCACAGCACCACCGGAAAGGGTGCTGACGCCACTAAAAGATATCTCGCGGTATCTTTCCTCAAGTAGTGCTCTTCCGATCGCTCCAGTGCCATTACCGCCAAAGATTTCGACGCTAATAACTTTATCGATATCAAATTCTACAGGGTCAATATAAACAGAAGTAACAGTTCCCGCAAGACTAACGATCGCTCCAGCAGTGTTAGCTACACTAACTGACGAATCTGTAATAGTGATATTAGGAGGATTTTGAACATCATACCCAACACCGCCATTAAGAATATTAACTTGCTTAAGAGGTCCATAATATATTTGATTTTCTCCCTTGTAGTTTAAAATCTCAAGGCCATTGACGAGCATACCAGTGTTGCCATCAGCAGTAATTTCTGATGTAGTTGCTGCTTCTCTACCACTCCTGAGTTCTTGTTGGAGAGTAAATCTACGAATAGGTCTAGATGGGAAAATTTCTCTCTTACCTTGACTGGCAAGAACGAAATCATGGGTTCCGCCAACACCAGCGGGATTAAAATATTCAGGAAGATTTGCTTTGATAAAAGCTCTGGATGTATATAACTCAATTCTATTAGCAGGATTTAAAACTTTTACAAAATAACTTTTTGGCTCAAGACCAAGAATTCCAACAGTTCCTTCAGATGGAATATATAAACTTCTTCACCAGTTTTAAATGGAACATTGTTAGTAAATGCTAAAACCGAATACGCATCTTCAACGCTACTATATGCGTCAAAATTTCCAAAATTGACACTAGGATTAATCAATGTAGACCTAACTTTATCTACATTGATCAAAAAGCTAGGCAAGGAACTAGATGCTACATATGCTTCTCTTTTCCCAGTAGCAGATTCATTTTCAGTTTCAATATAAGTATTGTTAATGTCTGCCAATAATTGATCTTGACCACCTCTAATTGGGACAATAGATGAATTTGCCTTTTTCTGAACCCTTCTTAAATCATAAGATAACGATGAATCTAAAGTGGGGATACTGCCACTAAGTGTAACAGTATTTGTAGATGTGTTTACGGAGGATACTGTTAAAGATGTAGCAGCTACTAACTCAGAATTTCTGTTAACAATATCGACGGTATCATATCTTTTAATGCTGCTAGGATCAATAGTTCCCTCTAAGACAAAACCAGAACCAGAAAATGTAGAAATGTGATATCTTGCGGAGGTGTTATACACCCAAGAATTGAAAAAGATTTCCTCATAGCTCCTATTAATTTGATCATTCCCAATTAATCTTCCCAGGTTTCTAATTCTAATAGAAGAGTCGCTGTCTAAATTTCTAAGACTTGCGTTAGTTAAAAATTTGCTGAGAACTCCAGTAACTTTAAATTCTACTCTTTTGGAAGAATCTCCATTCTCATACCCATAAACAATATTGGGAGCAGAAATATCTGAGTTATTTACAATCTCTTTTGATACTAAAGGAGAAACATCAAAAAATTGACTTATGCTTTTAGTTGCATATGAATATGTGGTTGACCCAATCGATAAAGTTCCAGTAGAAGAAAATCCAATTGTAGAGTCAACAGTAATTACAGATGCACCAATTCCAACATCGCCAATATTGCGAGTTTTGCCAGGAACAACGAATGTACCATCGGTCAAAGATCTTTCATCAAAACCAGTAAATAGAGAAATTTTGTAATAATTATCTCTGATATTACTAACCTCTGAGATTGGCCCAGAAGCAGCATTAAATTTAGTATTTACTGGATCGTTATCTTGAAATAATGTTTCCCCAATAAGATTTGATGGATTACCAGAAATTAGCTCAAGAGAAAGTGTTTTTCTGCGAACATAATTTGCATACGAAGGCTTAATTAAATATTTCTCAAGATCATTAATTTTTGGATCAATTCCAAATAATGCTTTAAACAGAATTTTAAATGAATCTTCTGTACCTTTTGATTCATAGAGACTTCTCGCCTCTTTGATGAAATTATTAATATCCAGCTGTGGCGATAATGTTACTCCCTCTAATCCGGGAGTATACATTGCCTTTAATTTTTTGTAGAACTCTTTTAAGAAAAGAGCACTAACATTTTGAACGGATGATCCAATAGTGTGCGAAGCAGCAACTGTTGTTTCCCAAACTAGATCTTCATTATTATTAGGTGCAGTATAGGAACTAATCCCGCTGAACCCTCTCGTACATCCAATAAAACTATTTTCAGTCTTGTCTGCATAAGTTATAATTTCACTATCGATCTTAATAAGACCATGTTTTTGNGGATATCCATCTGTACTTGTTACAGTGATGACATCATCAGTCTCAGAGACATCTCCAGTGAGATCTGTGCCTCCTCTGATAACATCTACAGTAAGATTATCAATCTTAATGTATGCGTCAATATTCTCAGCAATATCGGCAGGACCACCTTGATAGTCCTGAGAGATATAATATTGCTTTAGAAACTCAATAAATTTTGGGTTTTCTGAGACCGCAAATTCAGGTATTGTTTCGGAAACAATTTGATAAGTCTTTACTCTTGGGCTTAGCGGGGAGTTTGTCTCTATCATCCTACTGTCTAATTAGCGATCCGTTGGAGTAACTGGATGTGATTTGATATCCAATACCAGAAATTTGCTGGCCAGAGGAAATCGTGTCTCTCACGATATTTATCTGAGAATTTGAGAGATCCAGACTTAAGTAAATATCTTTCAATCCAATGACATCATTGGACTCTGGATATGCTTGGATTTCAACAATATTATCACCAACACTAGTAGAGCTGATAGTCACTGCATTAAGTAAAATTTCACCTTTTAGGTAGTCCACAGTGCCTGCAGACTTAATAACAACTTCTGCAGACTCACCTTCCAACTTTGCTGGTTTGAAAATAGCAAGATCTCCATATCTACCATCATCTCTGGGAATATCAGTTAGGTATACAAATTCGGGATCACCAAAGATTGTAAACCCAGTTGATTTGATTGTACCGCCTCCAGGTAGAATGTAGAACTGATTACCAAAGCATAATTCGTATTGAGCTGTCGTATCTTTAAGTACTTTTAGATCCCTACGAATTGTAACTTTTGTAATGTTAGATGTAATAGCCTTATTTGTACTATCAATAATATTTTGAGACTCAGAGTACTTAAATCTACCTCCAAATTTGTTCAAATTAGTAGATTTTCCATAAGTTGTTAATGATTGAGTAACTTCTGCCTTCAATTCATTCGCATTATCAAAAACATTATTGTTATAGTATACGGAAGAGTTTAATTCAATATACAAAACCTTCAAATCTTCAATTCTTTGGTTAATACCAGCAATTGAGTAATTTTTTAAATCATTTAGGATATTCTGCTTAGTAAAGTCAGATAAAAATGTACCATTTACAGGTTTAATACTTAAAACGACAGTTCCAAACTCTGGAGGATCCAATTCTTCTCCACCAACGACAGAAACTGACTCAGTATTTGGATAAATCCTCTGAATGATAGATTCGTAATCCTTAGGTGTAACCGCTCTGTTTTGTGCGGAGTACATTCTAGGCGCAAAGTATCGTATAGAGTCAATTGGCTCGATCTCAGACCCATTACGGGCGGTCTGAGTGGTTGTAACGCTGATAGTATTGGTAGGAGTTAAAGAATTGTTAGCATCATTCCTTACATCGCCAGAAAAAGTGAAATTTTTCCCTTCGTTACCAAATTTTCCATCAGTAATAATGTAACTAATACTAATTTCATCACCCTGTTCTAACTTTGTACCAAAAAGACCATCTCCGAATAACAATTCATAAGTCTCATTAGGAGATTCTTGAATTAAGTAGATATTTGAGTCCTTTGTAATATCAATAATGTTGTCAACCTTTGAAAAAGATAGTCCTGCAGTCGCACCAGACTTCTTAACATCTACTCTGAGTGTATCGATATCGACATTTGAGTTTTCAATGATAAATCTTTGATCTGAGCTACCATTTACTCCCCAAGATTTTGTTAAAAGTGATCCTTGATAAACTCTTATATTAGAAAAGGTTGCTGTCCTTGGAGGATTTGCTCCCACAACACCACCAGCATCAATCGGACTGGTTGTAATGATGTCTTCTGGAATAGAAAAGACATAAGAAGTGTTATCAATACCACCAACTAGTACTAATCCTTTCTGTAATCTGACCGTTGTACTGTTTCCATTGAATTTAAACGGAAAGCTAACGATTGCTTCTGCTGCTTTACGCGATCTAGGAACATATCCAATGTTTCTTGCAAGAGAAACTACATTCTCTCTCAAAGTTGCTGAATCCAAGAAGGATTCGTTAGCAACCATATTACTATTAAATGCTGTAATGTAGGTATTATACGCTAAAACATCAATCAACAGCGAAATATTTGATCCATCAAAGTCAAAATCAGAAAATTCTGAGTTAGATCTCAGATAATCCTTGATCGAACTTTTAATTTGATCGAAATTTAGGTTGGTATACTTAAATGATGGCATTTTTTTACCTAGTTGGCTCTAAAAGAAAGTCAAATTCTTGTCTTGGGAAGTCATCACCAACAATATCGTAATTAATTATGATATCAAATGCATTTCCATCGGGATTTGGACTTACCACAACCTTGATGTTTGCTATTCTACCTTCAAAATTTGTTAAAACATCAAAAATCTGTTGAGAGATTAAGTTCGCTGTACCAAAATCAACAAAATCAAACAGTGAACTAGTAATATCAGTACCAACTGAAGACTGAAACGGTCTCTCACCAGGAATTGTTTGGACTAAGTTCCTCACAGCACGCTTAATTGCATCCTCATTCCTGAGAACTTGTATATCACCAGTAACAGGGTGTGCTTTAAAGGATAAACTGATATCCTGGAATGCCCGTGAATTGGTTTCAGCCACTAAATGACACTAAATATCAAGATTATTTATAGTTACTCTTGAAGAAGATCTGGTTCAGTATCATCATTTTTATAATCACCAGCTACTTCACGAAGAATTTTGTCTGATTTTTTACGATCAGTCTTAACTCCCCAGGAACCACCAACACCACCGTCCATATTTACAATAAGATCGTCTTCCATTTTGTTATTATAATATTGTAAGATTATTTATTCCTTCTTCTCCGATTCTGTCTCCCAGAAGTATTCATCAGTATCTCCTAGTCTACCCCACCTAATACCATTCTCTACTTGGAAGTAATGTGTACTTACTTTGAAGTCTGGTATAAGTGGTTCTTCGGGTGTAATAGACAAGTCAAAGATTCGTGTTCGGTTGTTGGGATACAAGCAAAATTGACCATTCTCAAGCTCAATACAGTTATGTGACTTATGTTCGTCAGGAACTTCACTCACATTGGTATTTGTAGTATCTGTGTCTGGATGAAAGTTATCTAAGGTGAAGCAGTATTCGCCGTTAAGGGTGCCAAAGTTGCGTGTGCGTACTTGGAAGTCCATTGATCCAATAAACTGCTTCTCAAGGCATCTAACCCCATAGTCCATACAGTTCCAGAACTGAAGGTTAGGTAGATCTAAATCTGGGTCAGGTGTTTCGGGACGCGAGCAAAAGGCGGAAATTGGAAGCTTGTCAAACATTGCTGCATACTTCGGTAAGTATGTCTCAAAATAAAAAGCGCGTCCAGGTATCGATTTACACGATACCCAAACGCCCTCTACAAATTCACCAAATCCATCTTGGAAATCTCTAAGGTATTCTTTACGAACCCAGACTTTCTGTGGTGGAAGATTGATAATTAATTGACTCATTTTCTATTGCCCAACTTGGAGGATGAAAAGCACAATACTCATTGAATGTAATCTTCATTTCTTTATTAGTTAGGTTAGCATTCCTAGCAGCTTTTGGTAAGTTCCACTTAGCAGAGAATAGCATCTCCATGGATTCACGAGTCTCTGGTCTCATCCTCTACCTTGACCCCGATAACGCTTCCTACGAGCGTTCGCGCTCGTGGCGCTAAGTTTTGTGTGCTTACCCATCCCTTGACAAGTCTTTTTGGGTTTAGCTTCGATGAATGAACCACCGCTCAATGATTTGTTTGCTTTAGCCATAATAATTAAGTTCCGTCATAATATGTGAAATGCTATCAGGGTGAGGAGTACCCGTATCATAAAATGATAAAGCATACTCCTCCATGATATCAAAGTACTCGTCTTCACTTACATCGTGGTGCATTTCTATACCATCAACATAGATTGTGTAGACTGTCAGATCCATCAGATAACACGCATCTTCTCGTGACCAACTCTGATACGAGGGTCACACCAAATCTCGATTCCTGCCTCGATAGCATCCAGACAGAAACTCACATCCTCTCCACACATGTCCTGGACATCCCCAGACTCGAAGACTTGCATCTTGGGTGCAAACCATGGATACTTCATTTCAGCATGCTCAAAGACGCCGTGCTTGATGAGTACCCATCCGAATCCTGTGTAGTCTACCGTGAAAGGCTTCTTACGCTTGGACATCGTTTCACCAGTCTCATGATTCATGACACCACCGTTGTTACGGAAGTCTCCTTCATCCAACCAGTGTGCAACAGATGTAGTACGACCATCTTCGGTCATGTACCAACCAGCTGCAATCTGTTGNTCCATCAGAACCAACTGCAAGAACTTCTCAGTATTGAATACAATATCAGAGTCGATCCACAACTGATAATCATACTTCAGTTTACCATCCCAGGGAATCTGATCTGGTCCACGCAGTACATTTGCTCCAAGACACTTACAACGAGCAAAGTTTACCATGCTGCTGTAGTCTTGTGAAATCTGAATACTCGCGCCCATCTGTACTAAGTCGAAACTTAGCTGCAGGAACGACTTCATGAATTGATATGAACAACCCCTACCAGGAAGACAGAATACAATTGCTTTACCCCTAAGCATCTCACGGGCAGCATCATAATCCCATTCTGGTTCCTTCTTTGCTTGGGGTGCTTTTGCTTTAACAGTAAATCCTTTAGCCATAACGATTAATTACGCATCATCATTCTAACAGTTTATATATGATCCGTCAATAGGACGCATCTTGATCAACATCACCCCTTACCATCTCAACTTCGTGATCTGTCAGGTCGATTTCACTCCCCTTAATCTTCTCTTTTAATTGCTCTGGTGTGAGATTAGCAAAGATACATTCATCCCCTGAATACACATGAAAGATAGTCTCAGTCTTCGTCATATTTCTCTTCTAGGAAGATTCCATCTACATCAAGATTTAACACAACCTCAGTACCCTCGTACCAATCTAATTCATTTATGAAAGTCTCAGGCAAACTCACGATATATTCATCAGTTACAGGGTCGATCCTTACACTGGATATAATTCTGTGAGATTTTTTTTCCATTACGCGAACCTGGGAGTCATTCTTATATATCAGAATTTTTTTTTATTCCATTGATATTTCGAGCTCGAATTCGGTTCGTTGTAGGTTACAAGGACCCATCGAATTTAAACCACTGTCTGATAAGAACTGTGTGTGTACTAAGTGATACTCACAGCATCATGATGTAGGTCCCCCTCAATGATACTCAGAATACCTCAGAATGCCTCAGAGCTATTACATAGTGCCTGTGAGTGATTGTAAGTTAGCTGGCATGTGATTGGTGTTCTTGGTGTGATGCCTCCATATTATACCATGATGACTGCCATAATGCAATTGTGTCCTGTCTGTAACATAAAAATCCTGATACTTGACAAACTGCGAGTCTCATGGTACGCTCGCTTAGCTAACAACTCTCTGAGGCATTTAAGAGACTTATCTAACACTTTAAAGAAAACACGCAAGTATATTTAAAAAGACATTTAATAACTTTCCGCACATTCACTCAGAGGGCACTCAGAGACACTCAGAGGAGACTTAAATATCACTTAGGTGTCGTCTAATCTAATGATCTCATCCCATTGGTTAGGGTACACACAGAGGCAACACTTTGTCTCACCATACTTACTACCAGGAGTGGAGTAAGAGTTAAAGCAAACAGTGATATATGCAGAGTCTATGAAGTTTACATAACCCTCTGTATTGCCTATTCTAACTAACTCTCCTTTGGTGAACATGATGTTGTGAGTTGATAGTGTGTTGAGTCTAATAAGTCTGTTATGTGTAAGGGTAGATTTCCTTCATTATTCCATTTCACTTTGTATTGTACGATCAATGACACCAATAGGGAGAGTTGCTGATGTGATAATTGTACTGTACTGATTGATTGATTCGTTGTCAATTTTTAGGGCGGCGATGGTATCATTGTAAGAGTAATACTTAACAACCTCTTGATAGAGATTATCATCATAGTTTACCATTTAGATAGACATTCAAGTTTAATAAAAGAGGGGACAGTTTCATCGACTGTCGTATCATCAATTGGGAATTGTTGCCCATCTTTATTATACCACATATCATCAGGAATGTCATCCATAATTGAATCAATCATGTGGTCGAAAATGAAGTCTAGCTTTGCCATTGATTGTAACCCTTACTCAGAAAGAATTTCTAAATCGATAACATCGATGTCCTCTAACATTATATCACAGATACGGGCGATTTCCTTTTGAGATGATGCACCAAGTCTGAAGATATGCTGATTATTGTCAATCCTTACAAGTTGTAGATTGACGAACTCTTCATATTTAGCGATGAAATTAGCAATTGTCCGATGTGAACCATTGATGAAATCTAGGGCGATTTCAGCAATAGCTTCAGAATGAAACTCGATACCCTGTGCAAGTCTTTCGATTGAAAGTTTGTTGCTATTTGCCATAATGATCATGTGAGAGTTAGGCATATCAGTTAGAAGGGAATTGAGCAAGTTTTACATCAGCAAGAGCAGCAATCATAGTCCATACTTTTTCACCTGACAATTGTTCTTGATCACAAATGTATTCGACATTATCTTCCATTAATTCTAATACTTCAAGTGCTTGCAATTGGAGATCTGTCATGATTAGAGAAGAATAAGGATGAGGACGATTGAATAAAATCTACTTACGGACTAATGACTTATTAACGACTGTAATCCATTGAGATGGTGTTGAGAGTTGATTCGATACTTTCACCCAACTACCTTTGAATTTAACAATAGTGTACTTCATAAAATGATCAATAGGAGGACGATTGAATAAAAGCGGGCATAGCATGATGCCCACTCTTTTTTAGTTTTGATCATGCGAAAGTGTAACCATTG